TTTAGCGTCTGTGCTGGTCACGATGCGACTAAATGATCGTTCACCACCAACGTCCGGGTCTAAAGCTCTGCCAATGCGTGAGGCAATGTCAGCCAGTGCGAACGGCAGCTTGATCGTCAGTGTGTTGTCGTAGCTCATGGGCCATCCTTGTGTTCAGGGCAACTCTCGCAACGCCCGGTGTTTGACATTGCCATCAAGACTCCGCAGACCCCGCAAAGGAGTCCGAGGGTGTAGGCTAGGAAGTGGGTGAGGTAGGTCATCAGAATGCCGGGCTGTTGGGGAACAACGCCGCCGCCTGCCTCTCTAGGGTTAGTGTGTCAGCGTCTGTAAACGTACCTTTTACTATTACACCTTCACCTATTGCACCCGTCCAATAGAAGCCACCAGATACGCCAATGCTTGCGCCATTAAGAGTAGTGGCCCCGAGCGTAGCTGTCTGCGTCCCGACCTGCACACCGTTCTTTCGCATGACATAGGTTGACCCCACTTTCCTAGCGGTAACTATGCATGTTTCTCCAAGAGCGATTGTTGAAGATATTGACGCACCACCCCCAATGTCATCTTGCCAATTCACAGTCAGCGTGGTTGCATTTCTCCACATTTGTGCAACTCTCTGAGATGCCGCACCAGAGGCAGAGAAGAACGCTGCGATACCCGTTACAGAGTCACATTTGACCGGGAATATAACTAGGTGGTCATCTGCTTGTGTAAATGGAATAGAACCCAAAGCAAGCGAGTCGTTTACCCCGTCGAACTGCCAAAAGTACGGCCCAAGCGCAGTCGAAGCGGGTGCTGTGGTGGTCAGCGGGATGCCTCCTAGGGCTTGGATTTGGGCTGCGGTGTAGGTGCCTTGGAATACGCCTTGAGCTGCAACATCGACAACGACTGTAGCACCGCTAGTCCACATTAACCCGACCATGCCAGCGGCCTCTACCATAGTGCGCGTCCAGACATACAGCGTTGGGGTTGCAGTTAGCGTAATGATTACCCCTGTTGACCCATACGCACCAGCGTTATCTTGCAGGTACATCCTTATCTGTTCGCCGGGGGTTCCACTAAGTACCGCTGCGGCGGTGTAAGTTGCACCAGCGGAGCATGGAAATGTAATGACTTGATACGCTGCGTTTGGAAACTGTACCTGCGTAGCTGAGTTATTCACAAAGCCTAAGCCGTACCACTCCGACTGTCGATTCTTGCTGTAGTTGTTTAGTAGCACAGCACCCCGCCGCAGCACGGGTTTCGATGGCGTCGTACTCTGACTTGCGTGGATGCCGGTGACTTCCCGCGCCACCACGTTATCAATATCAATATCGCAAGCCGTCACTCTGTTAAATATGACGCCATTCGTTCCTGTAAAGTAGCAAGAGTACGATTTCGTAGAGTCTATTAACAGGAACGTGCCACCACCAGAGGCTTCAAGTTTCGCGCTGCCACTGCGTACTACAGCATCAAAAGTTACGAGGTATGTGCTGGTTGCCGTGAGTATTCCAGACTGACCCAAATTAGATGCAGCGCCAGTTGAAGCGATCGTTGCCTTGCCGCCTGACACAGTTGTTTGTGGGCCTAGGGACCAGTTCGATGCGTTGTCAAAGGTGCCATTTATGACAACATCCGCACCCACACTCCCCTCCGCATCCAGCACCAACCCTACAGGCTGATCCACTGTGCCTTGCGTCGTGCCTGCGCTGTCTAAGAAGTTAGCCGCTTGGAGGCCGTTCAAGACGCCTACGCCGGGGAGGTACACATGGGCAGATGTTCCATACCGAGCAAGCAGCGCCAAAGCAGTGCGCTCTGCACCGCTGCCAATCTCATTCGGGCTTGCTGTTACCTTTGCCGTACCCGATACACTCAAGACGTTAAAGCAGTACACACCGCTGACGTTCAAACCGATAGAGTCGCCTTGCTGCAATAGCAGGTCGCCCGTAGTCGCGGGAAATGGCCCGAAACTTAGATAACACGGTGCAGTCGCAGCGAACACCACGAACCTAGCAATGCCACCGTCGCCACTGTCAGGCAGTGGTGATTGAACGCTAGTCCCGGTGGATGTGACTGTTACCCCGGTTGTGAGCGGTGTAACGACTGGCATTACAGACCATCCACGGGGCTGACTTGCACTACACCCGCCGCAGCTACTTGGATCGCAGCAATGTGCGTGTTTCCATTGGTTGCCACGACTACAGAGTCGCCGGGTATCAGCATCATGTCAGTCGTCACAGCAGTTTGCGCACCAGTTCCAATGCGAACATAAGCTGCAACGGTCACTGCGATGCGGATATACAGCGCCACCGCACCCGATGACGAAGTTGGCAACGTAGCGCCTGCCGATGTGCCAGATGTGGTGATGCTAATGCCGGTTTTCAGAATAGTCAGAGCCATTTCAATCCTTCAAGTTGGGTTATTGTCAGTTTAGGTAAAGGGCTACATGAGTAGCAGCATCTCTACATCGTCCTCGTCCTGCATCTCAAGCGCCAAGGCCATGATCTGCATCACACGCTCAAAGTCTTGCTGCGCTATCAGTTGCGGCAGGTTGACCGGCATCTGGTAGCGATCCACCAAAGCGCCTAGAAGGTCAATATCTACCGTGTCAGCAGGCAATACACCTTCGACCTTGAATACGCGCTCCCGCAGCCGTTTACGCGCCCTGCGTGACGTTCTTTGCGCCTGTTCAATCGCTTGCTCTGCGATCTGTTCAGCATCAATGAAAGCGTCGGCCTGCTGTGCGGTATCGAACACAAGGATTTGCTTCTTGCGCTTGACGTACCACTTGCGACTAAGTTCGACCTCTGCTGTGTAGCTTGGTGTATCTACAACCGGAGGCTCTACCGCCTGAACATCCAGCAGTGACCGGAGTAAGAGCAGCACAGATTAGCCCTCAGATACCGGGCAGACGTGGTGCTTCACCGTGCCGTCCTTCTCTGTGACGTGCGCCTCGGTGTTGGTGTCTACAGGTTGATTGCACAGTGGGCAGATTGGGAAATCCATGATTTATGCCGCCAGAACGATAGAGCCAAGGGAGAAGCGTGTTTGCAAAGTCGCGCCGTTGGTGAAGCCGAATCGCGCATACCGCCAACTAGGACGATGCACAATCTCCGCGTACTGGCCTCCACCCGTGACCGCTGCTGTCGAGACAGATTTGGCCCTGCGCCAGTTGGTGTTATCCCGCGAGACTTCTAGCCATAGCGTTCCCGACTGATCCGATTCAGCAGATCCGCGCAGTTCTTTAACGTAGGTAGCAGCGTTCGCCATTGCGGTGGCTGTGGCGGTCACGGTCAAATCGCGTGATGTGCCGGTGAATGTTGCCGCGCCAGCTAAGACCACCGCACTATCGTCGTACCAGATTGCAGCACCAGCGACAAAGCCTGCACGGACGACCGCTGCTGCGAGTGTGGCAGTGACAGAGCCAGAGACAGGTTGAGTGCCGCTGATCTGTGCGCCGGGGATCGGCTCAGTCGCATAGGTGCCGGGGATCATCGTCCAGACCTGTGTTCCACTTGTCCACGCGGTTGCACGGATGCGGAAATACTTCAAGGCATTAACCGACAGTTCCCAAGCGTAGGCCGGAGCAGCAGCTAGAACACCTGTGACCGTTTCGATGGTATTGGCATTCGAGCGAATTGCCTGCACTGCAAACCAATTGCCGTCTACGCCATTGGTTGAATTCAGCGAGCCCTCAAAAGTACAGTTTGCCCCGGCGAAAGTTCCAGTACAGTGAATCATCAAGTTACTGAATCGCTCGGCATTGCAAGGGACGGTGCTGGTTGCGCTGGTGACGTTGCCAACGGTTGCCGCGTAGCTGGCTGGCTTGCTTGCAACTTTCAAACGCCCTTCCTCGTCCATGTTGAGGATATTCAAGTCGCCATCAGCAACCGCTGTGCTGTCTGAATCTCTCCGCTTGGCAAGCATCACCTGACCCACCGCGCCATCAACGAATGGCGAGTTATGGGCTTGGATTGACCCCGCAATGGTTGTCAGCAAGGTTTGCAACAGCACCAGCGTAGCATCTGCCGCCGCTCCTGCTGGCAGTGGCAGTGCGGCTGCGCTTACTGGCTGCGTGGCTTGGTAGAACGTGCCAGAAACGGGCAAAGCACCGCTAACGGGAGAACTTACACCATCGCCTCCGAGGTCGAGCTTTACGACTTGGTACTTGACCCCGCCAACATCATCAGCGGCTACAACGTCACCGCCAGCACCGGGGTTTAGTGTGGTGTTATCACTCATTTATTGCGCCCCTTGTACGCCGATGGCCTTGCCGTTTTGGTCACGGACAATCATCTTTGGCGCGTTCATGTTGTTAGCGAGTTGACCGATCATTTGCAGCGTTTGCATGTGCATTTCTGCCAATCTGTCCATTGGGTTAGCGTTGCCCATTGCAATCTCGCCCTCCATCTCATTCATCAGTTCGTCGCCTGACGCTTCCTTGCCGATAGCAGCAACGCGCAGTTTCACCCGTGCGTCAAGTTCGGCCTTCCACTTTTCAAACTCAAGCTGCTGCGTGGCAAGCTGCATATCCATTGCTGCCTTGTGCATCTCGCGCTCTGAATCGCGCTGATCGTTCGCGGCTTGCAGTTCCAGGCTGGCCTGAATCTCTTGCAGCTTGGCAGTGGCTTTCAACTGCTCCACTTCACGCGACATTTGCGTTTCAGCTTGGAATTTCTGAATGTCGGACTGCGCATCGGCTTGGTGCTTTTGTGCGTCGGCCTGAATCTTCATCTGCTCCAACTGGATCGGCAGCGGTGTCTGTGGTTGCTGTGGTGGCGCACGGCGTGGGTCTTGCAGGAAGTTCTGCACATCCTTAAACCCTGCGTTCTCGATGATCTTGCTGCCGGTGTGGTACAGGTGTTGCGAGGTTGCAAGACCTACCGCCATGCCCTCTTTCTGCAATTGCGCGATCATCATCAATTGCTGCGCCTTTTGTTGCGTGTCGCCAGTGCCAAGACCGACATTTATCGTCATGTCGTAGCTGTCGCGCCATTCATTTGGGTCGTACTCCACGAACTCATCACGCAAACGAAATGCCAGCTTCTCCATCTCGCCATCCGTCAACACCTTCAAGATGCCTTGGAAGATGGGCTTGACCAGCGTTTCAGCGACGATACGGGCAATCAGTTCCACGCGCTGCATTGCGGCTGACATATCCATTGCGCGGCCCGTTGCCGTGTTGTTCATGCTGTCCGGGTTCAATCCTTGGCTGGTGCGTGATACACCCGTCCGGTTTTCCCGCATCGACTGCACATACTCCAGCATGGGCATTGAAGCGCCAGCAGAGAAAGGAATTACTTGCTCAGTAATCGCGTTAATGTCCCTCTGACGAATAACGCCACCCGCCCTGCTATCCAGTAAATCATCAATGTTCGCAAGTGGACTCCAATTGGCATCCGTCAGCACCTTAGTGCGCGGGTTGTTGGTCAAGTACAGATTGTTCAGCGTCTGGCGCAATAGCTCGGTGTGCAGCTTTTGCAAGTCAGACACAGCATCTGCCATGCTCATGCCATCCCATCGGTGCGCATTCAGGATGGGGCTAGATGTGGCGATTGGCACATGGCTGCAAACTTCTTGCGAAAGAATCTTGTCCTGCAAGCGGTAGATGCACAGACGCTCTGCAATGCCATCACCGTCCGCATCCGCTAGCACGTACTCAATGCGCAGCCAGCCGGTAGCCAGCGCATCATCATCTTCGTCTTGATCGTCGTAGCCAACAATGGATTGCTGGTCTAGCTGGTTGATGTTGGATAGGCGTGTAGATGGATTGCCGATCTGGTCACTACCGCGCAACTCAGCCGCGGTAACGTCTTTGAAGCCCATCATCTTCAATTCTGTCAGCGTGACACGCATCAATCGTGCGACATAAGGGCAGTCTTGCAGCAGTGGGCTTGTCCAATCCCGATCAATCAGCAAATCCTCTGGGGCGAACGCTTCGACCTTCACAATCGTGCGCTTCTCCGTCTTTTTCATGCGGCCGTTGTAGCCCATGACAGGCTGACCTGTGTAGGGATCAATCTGCGGCTGGCCTTGTTCGTCCAATACCGGTGCGGGTGATGCTTGCTCAATCGAAGAATCTTCAGACTCTTGCAGCATCATCGCCAACATTTCTTCGCTGGCGCCTTTGAATGGCACACTGCTAACGGTTTCGCTGGTTTCCTTGCGCCACATCACCGCGCAATTGCGGATAGTCAGCATGTCTTTCAGTGCGGTGTAGAGGACTAGAAAGCCGTTGTTTTGCTTATAGAAAACGTAGTTACAGGTATCTGTTGCTTGTTCAGCGCCTTTAACGTCTTTTGCCGTATTAGGCTCAAACGACACCGCTTTGTCGGTGCTGGTGAAGGTCTTGAGCAGTGCTGGAAGAATCCACTCGACGGAATCAGATACGTCCGATGCGACGATCTGCGATTCACCATCAACCTCATTCCCGTATGGCTGGCGATAGTATTCTCTAAGGGATTGCTCACGCTCAGAACCTAATTGCCCATGGATGTAGTGAGAGGCTGCATCTTCCCGGCGTTGCAGGATTTCCAGCAAATCCTCGTCATCCATCTTGTCAGACATTCATACCCCTTTGCGTTTAGCTTGTTGGCATTATCAAAAGTGGTAAAGGCTAGGCGAGGTAGGTCTTGCGGTAGGCAATAGGCTTCACACTGCCTGAACTGTTGCCCAGCGCATCAGCAACGATTGCCGCATATCGGAAAGCGTCGGCCCCGTGACTAAATTCGTCGTGCAATGCTGAACCAGCTTCATTCGTCTGACGGTTGATATGCCGCCTGTAACGCTTCAAGCACTCAATAAGGCGCTTGGCCTTGGTCTTGTCGAAGTAGACGCGGCTGAAGGTCATACGTGCTGCCTTGATACCTTCCTCAATGCCCATGTTTGGAGTCTGCTCAACAGCGCAGCCCAAAGCCTCTAGGATTTCCTGCGCACTCTTGCCGGTCTTGTAATCCTTGTGAAACCCATCGTGCGGCAGGTAATGCACACCCCAATTGAGATTCATGTTCTTCAATTGCAGCGCGTAATCAGCCAAGGTTCTATGCGAATCCTCGATGTAATCCACGATGCGCAACTCACTGGCTGACCGTTGTACAAGGATGATAGACATTGAATCGTTCCATCCCAAGTCCCATACAGCGTGTGTTTTCAGCATCAGATCATTTGGCACATCACGGATTCTGCTTTCACGCTCTGCCGTTGCCACCTCATCAAAGTAGATAGCACCAGTTACCGCGGGAAGGCACTCACCCTCCCACACGTTGCGATATTCCTCCGCTTTCATGGTCTTTTCAGCGTGACTACGTTCTTCTTTCAGCACCTCGGGAAAGTAGGGGTTGTCCTGCCAGTTCATCAGCACGGACACGCAATCAGGCGGTGGATTGACCACAAACATTTGATGCGTTGGGTCTGATTCAAGCTCAGGGTTGTACGTCACCCAAATCTCTGAGCCTTCCTTGCGAATCGTTGGCACTAGCGTTTTCCATGACTTCGCACTGATAGCCTGGGCTTCTTCGCACCAACAAATGTCAACCCCCTCGAACGACTTCAAGGCTGTAGCTGTAACGTCTGACAAGCCGCTGAAGTAGATGCATGACCCATTAGGGCCGCGAATCTCAGTGTTCAAGACGGTGAACAGCGCACCCATGCCCATAGCCTCAATCTGATCGCTTAGAAGCTGGTGAACTGATTGCTGAATTGATTTCTGCACTTCACGGGTGCAAAGTACGCGGGTTTGTTGTTTAGCGCATAGGAACAGGATGGCACGGGCAAAGCTCCACGACTTACCCGACCCACGCCCTCCCCTTGCAACCTTGTAGCGCGAAGGCTTGAAAAGAAACTGTAGCGCCTTGGGAAACGCTAAATCCTTCTTAATCAAACTTGACATTGAACTGAATGTTTAGCGCATCACCATCAGCGCCCGTTACCTGCAACGGCAAGACCTTACCCACCAGCCCAAGGAAGGCCGCAGCGGTCTTAGGATCGTTTGCACGGCGCTCTAGGTACTCTGCCCCTCCCGCATTGCTTAACGCGGTCAGGATCATGTCCTTGATGGCTCCGGTGGATTTGTTTGGTACACCCTTGCGGCTGCCACCTGTTAAGTTCTTTTGTTTGCCACTTTTCGGCAGTTTGTCGGTAATCATGCGAGTTCCAATGGGATTGTTCGATGCTTAAAGTTTAGGCATTGGTAAAGGATTGTTTTTAGACATAGGACACCCCCGAGTCTCCTGAAACCATCAATTGGATGATCTAGCTTAGAGACTACCAGCCAACCATTGAGGTCTACTGCGCACCGAAGTGTCCTATTCAAACTATCGAGCGCCCTGTTAAGTGGGCCAATCTACCTGTCAGTATGAGTTGCTCGTTTTGTCAGTCGCTAGGAAACGCTGAGGCGCCGGGGGTGTCAGTGAAGCGCCATCACTTTATGGGTGCCACCGTGACATGGTGCATTAGCTTCACCGATTACGCGCCCTGACGCTGAAAAGCAAAAGGCCTAGGTCTAATGCTCTCCGTGGTCACAACACGTCCCTTGCGGGCAAGAACATCAGGCCTAGGCCATCTGTATTTTATCTTGTGTTGTGACCACTCGATGTGCCAATTTTCAATATTGGTAAAGGCTCACCACGCATAAGACTAGCTAACCCATCTTGAAGCTCTCGCCCTTGCTTGTAACTCCTGCATGGCCTTCCATCCTTTATGACAAGCCCGTCAGTTATGTGGTCGAAGTATTTATGCCCATGCTTGTCTATGTACCCTTGAGCATCGGAATATTTCTCACCATGTACAACAATCATTTGTTACTTCACATCAAAGATCGAACGCACACCCCTGAGACACTGCGCAACCCCATATTGCCTGCCCGGTATCAAGTACACCGACCGCCCATTGGCGTCACGGTCACGGTTAACAACGCCGATGTAGGTTAAGTTCCAGAGTGCTGAACGCACCTGACCGACCAACAGCTTGGTCTCGTCCACTATGTCAGCCTGCGACTCAAAGCCATGCTCAACAGCGAGTAAAACAACCCGCATAGTTGACATGGGACGTGTGAACTTTACGGGTTTGTCTTTTTTCAGCATTAGCGGCCATCGTCCTGTTTCTTATCAATTTCTTCAATTGCTCGCGCCAGGTATATCGACTGGTCTAGGCTCTCCTCCAGCGCATGAACAAGCCACTGACGAAGCGGTAGCGGGTTCCCCTCTACGGTAAGCCCGTACTTTGCAAGGCCAAATTCCTGACGCTTTGCAATAAGTTCACATACACGCGCCTCAGTTCCATGTACGCGAACGAAGCCGCCGCCTGTATCTAGTGTTTTCATCGTGTCGCCCTATCTTGGTTTCGGTTAGATGCTTGCTCTGTGCGCCAAATATCCACTCTCATCCTTGCGGCTTCCATGTGCCATTTCAAAGTTTCCTCCACCTCTATCGCAGCCTTCAAGCCCTCTAGGAGTTGCTGATACTCCACATGGGCATAGGCGTACTGCTCTCGTGCGTTTGCGGCTTTATCGTCGCTTTGCGCCATCAATAACGCCTTCT